AACAACTTATCCTCAAAGGTATTATCACCAGTGAAGACTGGGCTGAGTTTAAAGATGCCTTCAAGTATGAGTTTGCTCAAGACAATCACTTTGCCGAATTGCGCAATACAGAAATTTTGCGTGACCGTGTCTCAATGATGCGTGATATGTCTGACTTTGTTGGACGTTACTATTCAAATGAATGGGTTCGTCGCAATGTTCTATATCAAACTGAAGAAGATATGAAGGAAATTGATAAACAAATCGCTGAAGAAGAAGATAACCCACAATATCAAGAACCATTATCACCGCAACAACAAGCCGCTGGTCAACCTCAACAAGAGGGTCAACCAGGACAGGACATGGTTGGCGTTGAATGAATTTATAAATAAAAGGATTGGAGGATATATGCCAACAACTGCTGATTTGATTAATTTTGCTTTTGAAAAGCAGCCAACAAGTTTTTCTGATGCATTCAACGAAATCATCGGTCAAAAAGCGAGTGATGCAATTGCTGCTTTGAAAGTTGATGTTGCTAAATCTATGTTCGCTAATGAGGACGAAGAAACAGTAGACGTCCCTGAAGTTGAACAAAACGAAGAAAACGAGACTGTTGAAGATGAAGCAGAGGCAGAAACAGATTTAGAAGACGAGATCGACTGGGATAATTTGCCAGCCGATATCGGAGATGAAGAATTAGATGCGCAACTTGCGGACTTATTAGATTCAGAGGAATCAGAAGATGGCGAAAACACTTAAAGACTTCTTGGAAATTTACAAGCCAAAAGCAGCCGATGAACAAAAGTTTGTCGACAAACACGTTGTATCCAAGCATGCTGACCGTAATGGTAATGGCGATGATGTATTCGCTGCTTCCAAGGTTAAAAAAATAGACCGCAAAAAAGAAGCCCATGGCCATGAGCCAGGAGAAGATGAAAAAGTCTATGAAGAAGTCGAACAAATCGATGAAATTTCTGCTTCTAAAGTTAACAAATACCGCGAAAAAGCATTTGCTGACACTAAAAAAGATCGTTCAAAAGGTCGTGAGTTAGCATTCAAAAAAATCGGTGCCATGGGTAAGGGCGCAGTCAAGGTTCCAGCAACTGAAGAAGTCGAATCAGTTGAAGAAAAGGCTGGTTACTCAGCCAAAGCCGCAGCCGCTGGAAAAGACATTGGTAAGCCAGGCAAGCAGTTTTCAAAAATTGCTGCATCAGCAGCCAAAAAGTACGGTTCAAAGGCAGCAGGTGAGCGTGTAGCAGGTGCAGTTCTTAAGAAACTCCGCGCTGAAGAAAAGATTGAAGATTTGCTTTCTTCATTAAATGAATCAAACAAAACACTGATGCTTTCAGTATTTGGTAAATTGACTGAAGAAAATCAAGAAAAGTTTGTTGAGGTTATCGAAAAAGGTGGTCTTGATACAATGCTTGATTTTGCTATCAAAAATAGGAACCTTGAATAATGGCATACACAATTACATCAAACCGTAAAAATACAGCGTTTGTTGTTCACTCAACACCTGGCAATAGTACAATTATTGTTGCAGGTAATAATAGTGTTAGTAACGTTGCTACATCAAATGAAATTTTGACTGGCGCCTATATCGCCCAAGCGGTTTGGGGTACTGATGGCGGTCATATTCAAGTTTTACGTGGATCAACACTTGTTGCAGTTTATGAATCAACTGGTCAAAAAGATTATGCTGGTTGCGGAATTCCAATCACTGTTGGACAAAGCGCAAATCTTGTAATCAACTATGTTGGAACGGCAAACGCATACATTATGCTTGAGTGTCAAAAGGTCGGACAATTTACCTCTGACTATAACAATTCATAAGGTATAGCAAATGAAACTGATCACGGAAGTCGTTGAAGATCTAAAATACGTTACCGAAACAAAAGAAAACGGTAAGAAAAATCTCTATATCGAAGGTGTTTTTCTTCAAGGTGGGATTAAAAACCGCAATGGACGTATGTATCCAATTGAAGTTTTAGATAAAGAAGTTAGCCGCTACAATGAACAATATGTTCAAAAAGGTCGTGCTCTTGGCGAACTCGGTCACCCAGATGGTCCAACAATCAACCTTGACCGCGTATCACATAAAATTGTTGAACTGCGTCGCGATGGTAGCAACTTTATCGGTAAAGCAAAGATCATGGAGACCCCAATGGGTGCCATCGTTCGTAACCTTATCGGTGAAGGCGTCACAATCGGCGTGTCATCACGCGGCATGGGTTCATTGAAACTGAACAAAGAAGGTGTCAATGAAGTTCAAAATGATTTTTACCTCGCAACAGCCGCTGACATCGTGGCTGATCCATCAGCACCAGACGCTTTCGTCAATGGTATTATGGAAGGTGTAGAGTGGTGCTGGGAAAATGATATGCTTGTTGCTAGAGAAGCAAAAGCCGCCATTGAAAAAGCATCAAAGGTTAAGAAGTTGGACGAATCCAAAAAGTTAGCAATTTTCGAGAAGTTTCTCAACGAAATTTCTAAATCCTCAAATTATAAATAAATAAAAAATATCCTAAAGGAGTTTTGCAAATGTCAGATCAGAACACTGAAGTCGTTGAGAAAATCGACGAAACTGCAGCAGCAGATACACTCAAGCCATCTCCATCAAAGGCTGAGATGCTTGCTACATTCACGTCATTAATGGCACAACTTGGTAAAGAGGATCTTTCAAAGTTCCTGAATGACGCGCTCGCTCAAATCGGTAAGGAAGCAGAAAAGACACCATCTGCAACTGCTCCTGGCCAAACAGGTCTTGGTCAAATGCCAATGCCAAAGTTAGTCGCCAAGGAAGACGTTGAAGAAATGTTTGCTGGCGAAACCCTAACTGAAGAGTTCAAGGAAAAGACAGTAACAATTTTCGAAGCAGCAGTCAATGCTCGCCTCACAATCGAAAAGGCACGTCTCGAAGAAGAAACAGAAAAGAAAATCGAGGAAGCCGTAGCCCTATTCCAAGACGACCTATCATCAAAGGTAGATCAGTATATGGATTATGTCGTTGAGACATGGGTCAAGGAAAACGAGATTGCACTCGTTGAATCACTACGTTCAGAGATTGCTGAAGAATTCATTGGCGGTCTCCACAAGTTGTTCACAGAGTCATACATCAACATTCCAGAAGAGAAGGTTGACGTTCTTGGCGAATTGAGCGCACGTATCGAAGAGATCCAAGCCAAACTCGACGAAGAAATTAATAAGAACATCGAATTGCAAAACGTCATCAATGAAGCCGAAAAGCAGACTACATTTGATGAAGTTGCAGAAGGTCTTGTGGCAACTCAAGTCGAAAAATTCCGTACACTTTCAGAGGGTGTGGATTTCGCCGATGTTGATGCTTACCGCAAGAAGTTGCAAGTTATCAAAGAGCAATACTTTGCTAAGAAAGAAAAGCCTGCAACGAATATCGTGACGGAAGAAACTGAGGCGGTTGAGCCTGTTGCTGCGCCAGTACCAGCACACATGGCCAAGTACGTCAGTGCAATTTCAAGAACGTTAAAATAATAAATATTTTTTACTACAAATAACCAACCCAAAGGGAGTTAAGAAAAATGTTAGCTGAGGAAATTCAAAACAAGTGGAAGCCAGTGCTTGATCACTCTGATCTTCCAGAAATTAAGGACGCTTACCGTCGTATGGTTACTGCTCAGGTTCTTGAGAACACTGAGAAGGCACTAAACGAAGCAGCATTGCTCGGTGGTTCACAACAACTACTTGGCGAAGCCGCACCAGTAAACGTCGCAGGAAACGCATCAAACTTTGACCCAGTGTTGATCTCACTGGTTCGTCGCGCAATGCCAAACCTCGTTGCCTATGACATCTGCGGCGTTCAGCCAATGACAGGTCCAACAGGTCTGATTTTTGCAATGCGTACAAAGTATGCAAACTCAACCGCATTAACTGATGAAGCATTCTATAACGAAGCAAACACAGGTCATGCATCACGTCTTGGCGCAGGTCTTGACGCTGCAAACACTGGCGCTTCAGGTGCTACAGCTGTTGGTGCTAACGTTGTATCAGCAGGCATCTATGCCTCAAACAACGCTGGTAACAGCACATACAACTACGCAATGGGCTTGCTCCTTGGTTCAGCTGAAAAGTTGGGCGCAACAGGCACATTCCCACAAATGGGCTTCTCAATCGAGAAGGTAACAGTTTCTGCTAAAACACGCGCATTGAAGGCTGAATACAGTCTTGAACTCGCACAGGACTTGAAGGCAATTCACGGTCTTGACGCTGAAACAGAACTTTCAAACATTCTTTCTGCAGAAATTCTTGCTGAAATCAACCGCGAGGTTGTCCGTTCAGTAATCATCACTGCTGAGAAGGGTGCAACTGAAGGTACAACTGCTTCAGGTATCTTTGACCTCGACACAGACTCAAATGGTCGTTGGTCAGTTGAGAAGTTCAAGGGACTTATGTTCCAAGTCGAGCGCGAAGCAAACCAAATCGCCAAGCAGACACGTCGCGGTAAGGGTAACATCATCCTCTGCTCATCTGACGTAGCGTCAGCATTGCAGATGGCTGGTGTTCTGGATTATGCTCCAGCCCTCAACAGCAACGCATTGAACGTTGACGACACAGGCAACACATTTGCTGGTGTTCTAAACGGTCGCTTGAAGGTGTACATTGACCCATATGCTGCAACCAACTATATGGTTGTTGGTTATAAGGGTACATCACCATTCGATGCTGGCTTGTTCTACTGCCCATACGTTCCACTCCAGATGGTTCGTGCCGTCGATCCAGACACCTTCCAGCCAAAAATTGGCTTCAAGACACGTTATGGTATGGCACCAAACCCATTTGCGAAGGGTACAACTGCTGCAGATGCAACAGCTACACTCGAGCAAGATGTCAACAAGTACTACCGTCGCGTGCTTGTCAACAACCTCATGTAATAAAAACAACAAGGGTTGTACTAAGAGGGGAGCAGAAATGCTCCCCTTTTTTTATGCCTAAATAATAGTATGCCAACAAATGTAACAAACATCCCTGAGAGTAAAAACTTTTTATCCCCACTTGGGTTTAAGTTTTCACTCAACCGTGCCCCAAACCTATCATACAATGTACAACGAACAATGCTGCCTGGGGTCAATTTGGACTTTAGCACAGTGCCAACCCCATTCTCAACTATTCCTCTAAATAGTAGACTGGACTATAATCAATTGATGGTGTCATTCAAAGTCGATGAAGACTTGAAGAATTATCTAGAAATTTACAACTGGATGGTTGAACTCGGTGCGCCAGAGTCATTCACCCAATACAACAATCAAGCACTGAAACTAGATGCAAATCTTATTGTTATGACCAGTGCTATGCGTCCGAATATTACTATCGATTTTTTCAACATCTTCCCAACATCACTGAGTGACATTGACTTTCTTACAACTGATACAGATGTTAACTATGTTGAAGCAAGCGCCACATTCAGGTACCAACGTTACAATATCGCTGTTCTCTAGTATTTCCCCTTACAGGAGTAATTATAGTGGGGCATTTAAATGAAGTCAATATGGGTTACCTAAAACATTTAATGAGAGCGTGGCGACTTGCATTTATCCTATTGATCCATGGAATATTTCCAGAAATTTGGAAAACTAAAGCAAGCGATGAAATTTGCAACAAAAGTGATGCAACCAGAAGGTACTTGTTGGAAAAACATTATAACATAAAAGACTTGACTTTATAAAAATTCTATAGTAGAATTATTATGTGCGAGGTGATATATGAAATTAGAAGACATACAAACATTTTGGGAAAAAGACAGTCAAGTTGACCGAACTGAACTCGGGGAGGAAGCATTAAAGATTCCCCAGTTGCATAGTAAATACTTTAAGATTTACTCACAAGAACGTTTAACTCTCCGCAAACTTGAAGCGGATATGAAGCAGTTGAAACTTTCCAAGTATGAATTTTATACACAGGGACCAACCAAGGAAACTCAAGACTTGGGCTGGCAACTTCCCCCAATTGGTAAAATTCTCAAGTCCGATGTAAATTCCTATATAGAAGGTGACAAGGATATTATCTACCTGTCACTTAAAATTGGTATGCAACAGGAAAAAGTTGACTTTGTAGATTCAATTATCCGCTCACTCAACAATAGAGGCTACAATATCAAGGCTGCTATTGACTGGGAAAGATTCAAAGTTGGTGCTTGATGGAGCCACTAAAGCGTAAATGGGAAAGTTTGACCAAGTTTCTCGAGCAAGACTTAAAGTTACGAGAAAATATTGTATCATTCAACGGTCATACAATTGTAACAGACAACGCTGTGTATACTATGATCTACAGTGTAGTTTACCGTTTTGAAAAAAAGAATAAGAAAAAATTTATACGTGGAAACAATAAAAGTAGAAAAAGTTAATGAAGTATACTTGAAGGTATACTGCGAGGCTGGCACCGCTGCTGAGATAAGCGAGTATTTTACATTTGAAGTGCCAGGAGCCAAGTTTATGCCCGCATATCGTAACCGTATGTGGGATGGTAAAATACGACTTTTCAATCAACTCACGAGAACTTTATATTGCGGATTGATCCATCACCTTGAACGTTTCTGTAAAGAACGTGACTACGAATTAGAACAACCAGATGATTTCTATGCTGATGAGTTTTCACTGAAAGAGGCGCAGGAGTTCGTCAAGGAACTCAACCCAACTATGGAGCCTCGCGACTACCAAATGGATGCATTTGTGTATGCGGTCAGAAATCGAAGAGCGGTTATGCTTTCTCCAACTGCCTCGGGTAAATCATTTATCATTTACCTTCTCGCGCGATGGTTTAATTTGAAAACGTTGGTAGTTGTCCCAACCACCTCACTTGTACACCAAATGGCTTCTGACTTTAAGTCATATGGGTATGACACTGATATACACAAAATTACAGCAGGTGTGGATAAGAAAACAGACTTGCCAATCGTTATAACAACTTGGCAGTCCATATACAAAATGCCAAAACAATGGTTTTCACAGTTTGGTGTTGTAATCGGCGACGAAGCCCACCTGTTCAAAGCCAAGTCATTGTCATCAATTATGGAAAAGATGATTGACTGTAAATACCGTTTTGGGTTTACTGGAACGCTGGATGGGACTCAAACTCATAAACTAGTCCTTGAAGGTTTGTTTGGCGCGGTAAGGAAAGTTATATCAACTGCTGAACTTATAGAACAAAAACACCTATCAAACTTCAAAATCAAATGTGTCATATTGAAATACCCTGATGCAGTTTGTCAGGCGATGAAGAATGCGACCTATCAAGACGAAATGGATTTTTTAGTCCGTAACGATAACAGAAACAAATTCATAAAGAATTTATGCCTATCACTAGAAGGTAACACCCTTCTGTTGTTTCAGTTTGTTGATAAACATGGACAAATACTATATGACATGATCAAAGATAATAACATCCCAACCTTTTTCGTCCATGGTGGCGTTGAGGGTGTTGAACGCGATGAAATAAGAAAGATTGTTGATGGTGAGTCCAAGTCAATCATCATAGCCTCATATGGCACGTTTTCAACAGGAATAAATATACGTAACCTTCATAATATTATATTCGCCAGCCCATCAAAATCTAAAATAAGAAACTTACAGTCTATTGGGCGTGGTTTGAGAAAAAGTGAGACAAAAGATCAGGCGATGTTGTATGATATTGCAGATGACCTAACTTGGAAATCTAGGAAAAATCATACAATCGGACACTTTGTAGAGCGATGTAAAATATACGATGAAGAAAAATTTGAATACAAAATTTACACCACGAGGCTCAAAGTATGATCAAAATATTAAAGTTAGTTAGCGGTGAAACCATTATTGGAGAACTGGAAGCGGATAGCGTTGATCCAGCAGTTGTTCATGACCCAATGGTTATCGAAGTTTACCGAGACAATGACTACGAAACCCAGTTGAAACTTCACAGTGCCACCAGTTTATCAATTACGGATTATCTTGTTTTTGAAAAAAAACACATATTGACTTATTATCAGCCTCAAGATATACTAGTTGAATACTACAATGAAGTTCGTCCATTTGGCAAAGAAGATAAGAAACTTGCCGAACAAAAGATAGGCGATGCTCTTCACGACTTGATTGACACTGAGCGTGAAAAGGAAGAGTTTATCGAAAAACTCAACAAATTGTTTTTAACACAGGGCGTTGCGAATACAAACATACACTGAAGGATTTATTATGAAGTCGAATCATTATGTTGACAACAAGAAACTTTATGCAGAAATGCTAAAGCATATTGCAAGGGTCAACGAAGCGAAAGAAAAAGGTGAACCAAAGCCACGCATCCCCGAGTATATCGGGTACTGCATCTTTCAAATTGCCACACGTTTGGCAACCAAGCCAAACTTTGCTGGGTACACTTACAAAGACGAAATGATCAGTGATGGTGTTGAGAACTGCTTAACCTACCTCCACAATTTCGACCCAGATAAGTCAAGCAACCCTTTTGCTTATTTCACACAAATTATATACTATGCATTCTTGCGTCGTATTTCTAAAGAAAAGAAACAGTCTTACATCAAGCATAAGAGTCTTGAACACGCACTTGTGAATAACAACCTTGTTGACATGTCGAGTGAAGAACTGGCTCACTTTGATGCTTTGTTACTCAATACAAGCGACAATATCAATGATATGATAGAAAAGTTTGAGTCAAAGATCGAAAAGAAAAAGAAGCGCAAGGGTATTGAAAAGTTTATTGATGAGGAGGATTCTAATGCGGATAGCCTTGATAACTGATACACACTGGGGCGCACGAGGCGATAGTCAAGCATTTGCAGATTTCTTTAACAAGTTCTACTACGATTTTTTCTTTCCGTATTTAAAAGAAAACAACATCACACAAATCATTCACTTGGGCGATATTGTAGACCGCCGCAAGTATATCAACTATTTGACCGCAAAAAACTTGCGGAAGTTTGTTGGTCATTGTGACACGTCAGGGATAAAACTTGACGTTTTGATCGGCAACCATGACACTTCATTTAAGAATACAAATGAAGTCAACTCAATGAATGAGTTGTTTGAGCATAGTTCATATGATGTTTCTTATTATTCAAGCCCAACCACTAAAGAGTTTGATGGCTTGAAAATCGCATTGTTGCCTTGGGTTTGCTCGGGTAACTATGACGAGTCAATGAAGTTTGTCAATGAAACCGATGCCCAAATCCTTTTTGGTCACCTAGAGATTCAAGGATTTGAAATGTACCGTGGCTCATTCAATGACCATGGGTTTGATGCCAAACAGTTTGATAAATTCGATATGGTTTTGTCTGGTCACTTCCATCATAAGTCAAGCAGGGGTAATATTCACTACCTTGGCGCTCCTTATGAAATGACTTGGTCAGACTATAATGACCCGCGTGGCTTTCATATTTTCGATACTGATACACGTGAGTTGTTGTTTATCGAAAATCCATACAAAATGTTCAGCAAAATTCACTATGATGACGCTGGAAAAACGATGGATGAAGTGCTTCTGTTTGACCCAGCGCCCTACAAAAATCAATATGTCAAAGTCATCATTCACTCTAAAGAAAATCCTCTTTGGTTTGATATGTTTATTGACAAACTTGAGAAAACAGGGGTGTCAGACTTACAGGTGCTTGATGACCACTTGAACCTGAATCTTGAAGATGACGGTGACATCATCAATGAGGCTGAGGACACGCTGACCATATTGCGCAAAGTGGTTGATGGTATGGATACCAGTATTGATAAGAAAAAACTTGACATTTTTCTTCAGAACCTTTATACTGAAGCCTTGTCCATAGAGTAACACTATGATACTATTCAAAACGATCCGTTGGCAGAATTTTCTGTCAACGGGCAACCAATTTACCGAGATAAAACTCAACAGGTCTAAATCAACACTTGTGGTTGGTGAGAATGGGGCTGGTAAATCTACCATGCTTGACGCTTTGTCATTTGCTCTTTACGGTAAACCATTCCGCAATATCAACAAGCCGCAACTTGTAAACTCTATCACGCAAAAGAATTGTTTGGTTGAGTGTGAGTTTAGCATTGGTAGTAAGGAGTATAAAATCCGAAGGGGTCAACGCCCAGAGGTGTTTGAGATTTATTGCAATGGTGGGCTGATAAACCAGAGTCCAAACATCAAGGAGTATCAAGAACTACTTGAGACAACTATTTTGAAAATGAATCATAAGTCATTTGGACAAATTGTTGTGCTCGGCTCGGCAAACTTCATTCCGTTTATGCAGTTGCCTGCTCATACAAGACGTGAGGTGATTGAAGACCTTCTTGATATTCAAATCTTTTCAGTCATGAATAGTTTGCTGAAAGAAAAAGTTGTTGCAAACAAAAACGAAATCTTGAACTCTGAACATGAGATTGATTTGATCGAAAACAAGATCGAGATGCAAGAAAAGAATATCAAGTCACTCAAACTTAACAATGAGGAGTTGATAGGTCAAAAGCAAGAACTCATTGATGTCACTAAAGTGAAAATCAGTGAGGCAAACGTAGTTGTTGCCAACATTTCTGCTCAAATTAATACTTTGAAGCAAACCATCGCAGACAAAACGAAAGTCGAAACCAAGAAACAAAAAGTTCTTGAATTAGAAAAGAAACTTGAGGATAGAATTCGCGCGATCAGGAAGGAAGTTAAATTTTTCGAAGAAAACGACAACTGCCCTACTTGTAAGCAGGGTATTCATGAGGAGTTCAAGTGCGAAAAACTCAACTCCCGTAATGAACAACTAACCCAAGTCAATGGGGGCTTGACAGAATTATCGAAAGAGTTTA